GCCGTGCACACGACACGGGGATACGGGAAGCAAGCCAAGAACCAGAGCACCAAGTTTGCTTCAAAAGCTGTTTTTCCAACGCCCTGTCCTGAACGGATGGAAACTTTGCGGTGCTGTGCAATGGCCGTGGCCGCTTCTTTTTGCCATCTATCCGGCTTGAAGCGTGTGACCTCTTTGAAGAACAAGCAGGGGTCTTTGCGGTACAGCGGGAGCCGTTTGGCGAAGACTTCACGTTGTCTCAGCGCCATCGTCTTCACCCTCCACTTCTGCGTCCGCCGCCTCGACTGCCGCTACCCAGTCGTCTACCAGCTCATTCTTGCCGCTGTTGCTCATTCTGCGCAGGTCGGCAAGCTGCTGTATCACCTTAGACTTCTGGCGCTGTACATCGGTCAACAGCCGCTCTAAGCGCTCCACGATAAGGTAGCTTGATTCGGTGGTGGTTGATGTCTCAACGCTGGTGCCAGGAAGGCGCTCTTCCCTTTGCACCTTTGCATCTATCCGCTCAATGTAAACCTCCTTGTCGTGGGCCTCTTTTTCTTTATCCTCATCCAGCCGGGTAAAAGACCTGCTGGATTTTGATGTATGCACCGACTGGATGTGCTGCTTCTTTTCCTGAGCCGCCGTAATGCGCTGGAGCAGAAATGCTTCGCGGGCGGTCAGCAGTTGAAGCTCCTGTATCAGCAGGTCCTCTGCATCCACATCTTTCGTGCAGTCCTGTATAGCTTTCTGGTTCTCTTCGGAAAATGCGCCAAACATCACCGCAGACCAGCCACCATGTTTCAAAGCATTCTGGTTACCCGGCGGCGCCCCGCCATGATTGCCAATAGCATTGACGTTCCCTCTCGGCGCGCCGCCGAGATTCGGTTTCTTCTCAGGCTGAGCCGCCGGGTCTTGCTGGGTGCATTTTGAAGATGCACCCTTTGGGTGCGACGGGGTGCGCTTCTTGGGTGCACCCTTTTGTGCATCCCAATACCGCTTTTTCCAAGACTTGACCGTGTTCAGCGATACGCCCAGCTTCTTTGAGATTTCGGTGCATCCCATCCCTTTCTTATAAAGGGTGAACGCCTTGTCTCGCGTTTCCATCTACATCGCCACCACTATCCCTCTTTGTTCTGCTCGCCCGGTATTTGGCCTGACGGTTATGTTGTTCCAAAGAAAAAGCGCCGACCCTTTGCAGAGCCAGCGCCGCGCCCCCTCTTACACGATTCTTGCAAGAGCGGTTTTAGAAATCACCATGTTGCCGAGTTCCACGGCCAAGAAAGTGCCAACGAACAGCCCTGCGGCCGTCAGCAGGAACGGCGCTCCCACCATTGCGTACAGCTCCACCCCGATGAACAGAGCCACGGACAAAGAGAGGATAACAGCTTTCCACAAAATCCCCAGCTTTTTCCACGGCCCCCAAACAACAAGGAGATACGCCACACCCTCAGCCATCAGACCAAAGGCCACATCGACAGGTCCAAACGGACTGGTTGCGTTTGCGATTGCGATTCCCAGCAGAACCGCCGGGGCATATCTCTTGTCCTTGAACGGAAGCGCACAGAGCATATTTGCAACCCGGAATTGGATTGCGCCCCACGACAGGGGGTTCAATGTGGTCAGTGCCACATACAGTGCCGCGACAACGGCGGTCTGGCAAAGAGCACGAGTATTTTTCATCTTGCGTCCCTCCCTTATACTGTTA